TTATCCGGAAATACCTCCGTAGAGGAGTTATCCGATGATATGGTCAAACTTGCCGAAAATACTCGCGCCGCATTAGTCGAGATGAGCTCGTGGGGTAAAGACGTATTCGATGCTTTTAGCTATGGCGCTAATGTATTAGAGAAGTTTATTAAAGTTACTCAGCCTTTTGCAGACTTAATTTTTGCAGGCGATCCGACTGGGTTTATGGATAAACCTAGAGCTCGAGCAGGGCGATCTTTTCAGGGCGGCCAAGACTCTATAGCCGAGGCTAAGTTATCTAAACAAAGAGCAGCTGCCGAGGCTAAAGCCTTAGCCAATGCCAAGCGAATAGCAGCCGAAAGAGATAAAGCAGCTCGGGCAGAAAAGAATAAAATATCGTTATCTAAGGCCGCTGCCGCTTTTGATAGTACTCGGATCTCGCTAGCTGCAGCTCTACAGGCTACCTACGACAAAGAGACAAAGCTACGCCTTGAGGCTCTTATGCTTATCGAGGAGGATAAAGGCGATGAAGCTCTCAAAAAGATAGGCGAGCTTGCTAAATTTCAAAGAAACGCGGACTTGCAGCGTTTAGCGGGTGTTACCGATATTAGTAATGCCACTATCCAAGCCCTTAATACTCAGCTGCTAACAGAGCTCAAAGTCATTAACGATAGCAAGATGGCCGAGGGCAATAAGGAGTTAGCACGTGAGGAGGCGTTTAAGAAATATAACGCTGCTATAACGGCTGCAGGCTCCCTAATGGCTAAAGAGGCGTATAGCGAGCGCGTACAGATCCAACTAACCGAGATCGCTCGCCTAGCTGCTCTAAGTAATACCTATAACGCAGCTAGAACAACTAATATATTACTTGAGTCTGCCGAGTTGTCGATGATCGATCGAGTATCTAAGGCTCAAGCTTTGGCCGATGCGGCTCGACTAAAGGCTTTACAAGATTACCTAGCCTTATTAGGACAAGAAAAACCTAAAATTACCTCAGAGGGTAAAACCTTAATTCCGGGACTTGATTATAATCCTAATCAAAATCCGGATCGTAACTACGATCTAATGAACCCACCGGTATTAACACCTACTCCAAGTAATTTTACATATGACCCTATGTATAAATATATGGAGTCTGGCCCTACCGTAACTATTAATGCCGGTATCGGTGATCCCGAGGCTATAGCTAGAGCTGTAGAGGATGTACTTAATCAGTCTACCTATCGAGGTACTACGGTAAACCGAGGCTCAGGTAGGTACTATGAGTAATTGGCTGCCGGAGTGGAGGATCACGGTAGGCACTACAGTTTACGATAACGTCTTAGCAGTAAATATGGCTAGTGGCCGCGATGATATAGATTTACAACCGAACGCGGGCTACGCTCGTATGGAGATCGTAAACCTCGATAACTCGGCTTTTGATATTGATGTAACCGATGCCCTTACTCTTGAGCTTAAGAATAGTGCCGGCACCTATGTACCGGTTTTTGGCGGTACCGTATCCGATTTTGGTATCTCGGTACGCTCCCCTGAGGAGATAGGTTTTATAACGATCGGTAATATATTAGCCGTAGGATCTCTAGCCAAGCTAACTAAAGCCCTTTTCCCGGATGCCTTGGCCAAAGATACCGACGGAGATCAAATCTACGACGTACTTAATGAGCTGCTTATTAATTCGTGGTTTGAGGTAGCACCTGCCCTGCAGTGGTTTAACTATGACCCTACGACTACGTGGGCTAATGCAGAAAACGTAGGGCTAGGCGAGATCGATCAGCCGGGCCTTTACGAGATGATCTCTCGAGCAGCTGAACCTACTAACAGCTATAACTTATGCGCTCAGATCGCACAAAGCGCACAAGGGGCTATATACGAGGATAAAGCCGGGCGCGTGTGTTATGCCGATACCGACCACCGTACGCAGTATTTATCCACTTACGGCTATACGACTATATCGGCTAACTACGCCATACCGTCTACGGTTAAAACGATCCTACAAATAGGCAAGATCCGTAACTCTTTAGTATTTAACTACGGTAATAACTACGCTAGCCAAGCTACAGCCCTCGATGCAGACTCGGTAGCTAACTATGGCCGCTATCAGCTTAGCGTTACTACTAACCTCCATAACCTAGCCGATGTAAATACCCTTATGACTCGAGAGCTAGGCCTTAGAGCTATACCTCGAGAGCAGCTACAGAGCATTACTTTTAGACTTGATAACTCAGAGCTACCCGATGCCGAGCGAGACAAGCTTATAAATGCGTTTTTTGGTGAGCCTATGGTAATTAATGACCTACCTATTAATATGTTTAATGGCTCTTTTAATGGCTTTGTCGAGGGGTACGCTATTAAAGCTACTCCGGGTTATGTCGATCTAACCCTTACTCTAAGCCCTACAGATTTCTCACTGGTCGCGCCACAGTGGGATACCGTTTCACCCGGATCCCTTATATGGACAGGTGTAAATGCTACTCTTATCTGGCAAAATGCTTTTGGAGGTTTAACCTAATGGCAACAGTAACGCCTAACTTTAACTGGCCCGTACCTACCTCGACCGACCTCGTAAAAGATGGCGCTACAGCTATCGAGGCTTTAGGCGATTCTATCGATGCTTCACTGGTCGATCTTAAAGGTGGCACTACAGGGCAGGTACTTAGTAAAAACTCAAATACCGATATGGATTTTACCTGGGTTACGGATGCAGCCGGAGATATTACAGGCGTTACAGCCGGTACAGGTATTACCGGAGGCGGTACCTCAGGCACGGTTACAGTCTCTTTTGATCAAGACAATTTTGGCGGCGGACAAAATGCGGCTGGAAAAAACACCGTAATAAATGGCGGAATGGATATTTGGCAACGCGGAACTTCTATCGCTGGCACAACTACTTCCTTCAGCGCCGATCGCTGGCAAAGTTATCGCAGCGTTGCAGGTTCAACCTTCAGCCGTCAAACAGGCCCAGACGGAATTCAGTATTGTTTGCGCGTACAGCGCGACTCTGGCAATACTTCGACTACTGGCATATTTTTAACTCAGAACTTTGAAACAGTAAACTCAATTCCTCTGGCTGGTAAAACAGTTACTTTATCATTCTACGCTCGCGCTGGTGCTAACTATTCTCGCGCTAGCAGCGGATTAAGCGTTAGCCTTACTACAGGAACAGGCACAGACCAGAATGGTCTAACTGGTGCTTATACAGGCTCAGTAACCGCTATAAACCAGACTGCGACTTTAACTACTTCTTGGCAACGCTTTACCTACTCAGCGACTCTAGGTACAACCGTAACGGAATTAAATACAACCTTTTCATTTACACCAGTAGGTACAGCAGGAGCAGCCGATTACTATGAAATCACAGGCGTACAAGTAGAGGCAGCCGCAACGGCTTCACCGTTTCAACGAGCCGCTG